GCCATTTGGTTGCTCATGTCCACGGTCTTGGCTTGCGAGGCGCGGAAGCCAAAGTCGGTCTTGTCCAGCGGAACGCGGATCACCATCGGATCGCTGTCCTTCACCGAATTGACCGGCGGGTTGAAAGCAGGAGAATTGGAGTCGGCCATTGGTCTTGTCCCTTACATCGGTTGAACGGGTTGAACGGGAGCGCCCTGACCCAGGCCCCGCGTCAGCATGGCGAGGGCCGCGTTGTCCTTGGCCGCCTTTTGCATGGCCATCAGTTGCGTAGCCTGCACGCCTGGCACCGCCGCCGAAGACGGGGCCTGCTTTGACAGCTTCTGGATGGAATCCAGCACGGCCTTGTGAACCTCAGAGCCAATCTCCAGACCTGGCATTGCCAGTTCCAGCATGTTGATCGCCTCGCGCACCTTGCTTAGCGCATCAGCCTGAGCGCCGAGATTATCGGACGGCGAGCCAGCGGGGCTCGTCGGTCCAGGCACGGGCATCATCAGGGAAGAAAGGTCCATGAAAGTCTCGCGCATCCTTGGAAGCCAAGGGGTACGAGGCAATTGGATACATACTGCACCCCCAGCGGTCAACGATGGAAGTTACTGTATTTATTGATGAAATGCGGGAAACCGCAGCATTCACCGCAGCATAACCCCAAGTTTTTCGCAAGATTTTTGGCTGAGTTGCCGCTTTAGAATTAGCGGCCCTTCTTAGCGGCCTCTGCTGCCTCAACAGGGTGCTCTTTCGCCCATTGCGCCTGGGCTTCCTGGCGAGCGCGGTAACGGTCGATGAGTCCTTCGACGCGCGGCGGCTGAACGGCTCGCAACAGGTCTTCGCCGTCCATCGTGCCCGCTTTGTAGAGGGAAAAGGCCAGTTGCTTGGCATCTTCGGAAAACGCAGGGCTGGAAGTATGGCTATCCACGGAAACGGTCGCGTCCTCCGGCAACTGCTTCAGCAGAAACTCTTTCCCCTCGACACCAGTGATGATCTTGGCGTCTTTCTGCTGCGACATTTTGAGGCAAATATCGCCAAAGGCGGCAACCTGACGCTCGACCAGCAGCGCCCGGTCGCGGAGGCGGGGTGTCGATGTGCGAAGCAGCACGCCGGCATGGACGCCGGCACGAACGCCCGGCTCTCCATCGCCATTCAGCATGTTGGTGAACCCGGCGACATCGTTAAAAATGTCCTCCAGCTTACCCAGGTAAGCCAACGTCTCCGGCGGCAACTCCGGCGCCATTGTGTCGATCTTGCCCTGGATGCCGGTCGGGTCGGTCAGCACGCCGCCGGGCGATAGCATGGCCCTGGCCTTTTCCTCGGTGATGTTGGCAAAGCCGGAGAAGGCGCGCGGCGGTTTGGCGCGCAGATTGTAGATCGCCCCGATGGTATTCATCAGGCTGTTCAACTGCATCTGCGGCTCATAGATCACCGCCAGCTCAGAGCGGCCCCAAAAATAGTTGGGCACTTCGTTTGAGCATAGCTTAACGAATGGATGGTGGCCCTTGGGAAGGTCTGAGCAGTTTCGGCGCTTGTATTTGCCCTCGATGATGATGCCAGGATCGACCTGGCGGATCGTCGTCCAATCCTCGCGGTCGTCGTCCCACACCCACAGGTCATCAATGCGGATCAGATCGGCCGCGACTTCGCGCGCCAAAACAGGGGTTGGCGGGGCCGTAACGCCCACGGCGCCATACGACGGGCCCGAAGCGGCCGACATCGTTCCGGGCACATTGAGGGGAGACACGCCGCCCATGACAATCTCATGGACATAGGTGTCGCCGCTGATTTCCTCGTCCGTCCGAGCAACAGACGAGCCGGCCGTGCGCAGCATGATTTCTTCGCGATCCGGGTGCGTCAGCAGCATCCGGCGGAAAACAGCCTTGGTCACATAGAAACTGTGAACAAAGGCTTCCTGACGATTCAGGTCTCCAACGTCCTCGCGATAGACGCCAAAGAAGGATGGCCCAATGACCCACGGCTCATATCCGTTGGGGCCCCAGGTCAACTTCAGAATGCTGCATCCCTCGACTAAGGACACCTCATTCGCTTGCGACACGGCCGTGCCACAGTGGCGCCGGTTGAAATGGCGGTTGATGTAGCGGCTGGACGATGAGGCGATGTCAGACCAATTGCTGGTGCCGTCCTGGTCAAACTCGACACTGAACTTCACTTCAGCCGGGCTGAACAGGAAAGACGACAGCTTATCGACATGGCTGTAGCAGCGATTGTATTTTGACGGCTGGGAACCGTTGCTGCCTGTGTAATAGACGTTGCGCCAAATGCGGGCTTCCAGGCGCCTCTTTTCCCGAGAAACCAAGCACTGGTCCACGACCTCCTGCGCGAAGCGCGAGAGTTCCTGCGCGTCCCTCGGGATTTTCATTTCTACCCCTTAGCCCTACCCACCACATCGTACCTGATGTTCATACTGCCCGTCTCGCGCCCCTTTTCCAAGAGACCGATAGCATCCACACCCTGGGCCGCCTGAGCTTGCGATGCGGCGCGTGCTGAATCCATTGACGGAGCGCCGCCCATGCCACCCTGCCAAAAGTTTGCAGCCTCAGGGGAAACGATGGACTTGGCCATGTGCTCCGTTGCGCCGGCCTGCACCAATTCACGGGTCAGGGCTTCTTTTTCGGCCGTCTGCATGGGGGATGGGCCCTTGTAGGCCACATCGCCAGGCCGCAGATTGTCGTTCATGTCCGTCATGCCCATGTCTTCGGCCATGCCTTGAGCGAAATCTATCGCGCGGCTTTTGTTAGTCGTGATCGCCGGCGCGCTGGGCATTTGCGTGGCGATGACGGCGCACCTCGGACAGTCCGGCGCCGCCTCGTCCGTGCTGCCGTGCGACCACGAAAACTGATAGTCGCACTCGTCACAGCGATAGGTCCGGCGAATGATTGCGGCGGGCCCTCCGCGATAGGTGCTCTTGTACGCCATCACAGTTCCTCCAAATAACGCCTGATTTCCGCCTCGCTGCGCGCCTTGGCCGCTTCGGCAAAAAACTGCGGGATGATCCCGCCTACCACATTTGTGCCCATGCCGATCTCGACAGTTTCTCGGGCGTGCTCTTTCGCATAGGTACGGCCTTCTTCCATCATGGACGGGCGCACCCACTGTTGCCATGCGTACCGCGCCAGGGCGGCGGCAATCGGCCGGTCGTCCTTGTTCCGGCCAGACGCCTGGATCGCGGAGCCGTTCTGCACCAGGGTCATCATTTCCTCCAACAGCAGCACGCTGCGGACGATCAGCCCTTCGGTGTTATAGGCGTCCCGCAGGCCGTTCATCATGTCCTGCTTATTGTCGAAGTTTGTGTTGTGCGTCGGAATCATCCCGTCACCAGCCAAAAACAGACTGCTCTCGCTGGAAACCTTAATGCACTGGACTGGCACTGATGCGACTTGCTCAATTTGCAGAATCCTGTGGTTTAGGAGCCTATTAATTTGTTTTTGCCCCTGCACAGATAGCTTCCTGGCCATGCGAAACGCGGGAAGTTCTGTTGTGAACCAGAACTGGTACGCAGTGGCGCACTGCCGCTGGCCGCCTCGGTAGTTCATCATCCTGTCCCGCACGCAATACTTTGCTTTAATGCCGAGTGTGCGCAGAAGCTCAGCAAATCCATCCCTCAATTTCTCATTCGTAGTGGTAAAGCTGCATTGTCCTTGTGAGGCGCTGACGGAACCATCCGTGTCCATAAGACCCTGCAACAGAGCAAGTCTCTGGTTGTGAGAGGCGCGCAGGTAAATCTCGGGAATATGCTTGTTTTGAAGCAAGCCGAGCTTCGAGAAAATTGGCTTAACTCCCAACATCGTCCGATAGGCTGCGGTTTTCCCATCTCCTATCGGGCCAAGACGCATCCCGCACAATTCCAGTTGATGCGAAATTGTTGGCATATCTGCCGGGTGCGCGTGAATAAGTGGCGCCTGGGACGATCCGTCGCCAAGCCACACGCCGAGAACATATGGGTCAACTGGCAGCGGTGCATGAGGAAGACAAAGGGCCGCTGCGCGCTGAACTGCGTGCTTTCCAACTAGGAGCTGCGCAGTTGTCCTGATTTTTTGGGCACCCTTCCAGTTGTTTCGCCAAACCAGCCACAGGTGATCCTCGTCCGCAGTAATCTGCGTGCCATCATCAAACGTCACGCGATAGCATTTAAGGCCAATTTTTACGGGAGACTTGCCGAGAACTTTTGTTGGCTCGCCCTTTTCATTAAGCAAAAAGTCCCCCGGCTTAAGCGCGCCCATTGTTGTCCAGCCAGTTGGGGTGGGAAGTTTTGTGTCTAGGGCCAAGCAGCGCCAGTTGGCGATGTAGCCAGACCCAGGCGACTCCGGCCGGTGATAGATGAACCACCGCGCTTGATCCAAGGCGCCGCGTGGGTCAAAGCCAGCCGGCAGATCGGGACGCACCTGCGATAGGGTCATCTGCTGACGCAGGTGCTTCATTTCGTTCATCACCTGGATGCCGGGGCCGGAGATTTCCAGGTTGATCATCACGTCGCGGTACGAGCCGGCGAGGTGCGCCAGCACCCAAGCCACCTGCCTGGTCTCCGGCAAGCTGGTGCCCCACTCCGCCACCTGTACCATCTTGTCTGCGTAGCAGCGCCAAACCGAAATGCTGTGCCGGTCGGCGGTATCGCTGCGGCCATAAGCCACATCAATTCCCATGACATAGCGCCCAAGCCGCTGGGGCTTTTCCCACACCCTCAGCTCCGCGTCCTGGCCAACCATTACGGGCTCACATTTCAGTGAGGCCAGGGTGTTGCCGAACACATAGCGATAGCCGTTGAAGGTCGATGACCCGCGCAAGAACTTCAGGTCTTCGTTTAGGCGCTGGCGGGCAAAGAATGGCGAGCCAGTCGCCTGGAAGGCCACCTGGGCGTGCCAGGGAAACTCCTCCATTAAACTGCCCTCAGAGCGCGTGGACTGCATCTTGCGCCACCACGCCCACTGCTCCGGCAGCATTTGATGGCCATAGTCGGCCAGGATCAAAACCTCCATCGCCTGTTCGATTTCGGAAAGCGTGGGGTTTTCTCCCCACCACTTGTCAAACTCGGGGTCTTCGGACTCGATCCGGTATAGCTCTTTGGCCCACCACCCAATGAAGCAGGCGTGCTGCTTGGGGTCGGTCAGGGCGCCCTTATACATATCGTAAAAGGCATTATAGCCCAGCGCCGTGCTCTCCCAAATGTAGAGCCGGTTGGGGTTTTTGGTCGCCAGCGCCGCCAGCAGGGTGTCGATGCCCTTCTGATCTCCCCACCGGCCGATCTCGCTACCGTGGACAAAACTGAAAGCCCGAGACCGGCCCAGGCCACTGTTTTTCCCCACGCCGGCCTGCATGTATTGGATGCGAGAGCCGTTCTGGAATGTCAGGGCGGTGCGATTGTGGCTCTTAATCGGCACGCGAAACCCTGGCGGCAAACTATCGAGCATCTGAGTGATTGTTTGGCGGAAGGTGTCCTTGTTGTCGGACGTGTCCGCGATCAGGGCTCCCTGGAGCCCCGGATGAATGTAGCACCAGAAAATATCCAGCAGCAGCAGCAGCGTGGACATGCCCAATTGGCGGGCCTTTAGGCAGACGACGAAATGCTTTCCGTTCGCCAGCGCCTCATCCAGTTCGATCAGGAACCGCTCCTGGGCGCCGTACAGCGTGATCGGCCCCGGCTCGGTCATTTCCTTCGACGGGACTTTGACCTTGGAGACAAACAGCAGAAACGCCGGGAACCAGCTATTTTTCCACCGGCGCTTCATCTTTTGCCTCCAGATAATCAATGGCGATGTCCAGGCCCTCGTCCCGCACGCGCTTGCGGATCATCTTAGCCCGCACGAGCACCAGGCCGGCGCTCATGCCAATCACCTCTATGGTCTCTCCGGCCCTCAAGATCACCGACACCGGCGCCCCGACATGCCCGACATCGGCCAATCCCATGCCGGGCGACGTGATGATCCCGGCAATTGATCCCGCCTCGATATAGGCGCGGCGCCGACCTTTGACCTCTACTTCGATATAGCCGGTCATCCCACCACCACCGGCCGGACGATACCTGCACGCTGCAAGACGGCGCGAGCGGCCGATCTAAACACCGCTTGGGTCTGTGGCGGCAGGTTTTCCCATTCGTCTGGCGCTTCCGGGCTCGGCGCCCAGTGATCAGAGGAGACCGCCTCAATCACAATGATGTCGAACACCTCTTTGGCGCCGGCGGTAATCAGGTCTTCGTCACTGACCATGCGCCGGAGCCTTGGCCGCCATCACCGGCGGAGCCTCATCGCCGGTCTCCACGACCTCAAATGGAGGCGTCGGCTCTTTCCAGGGGATGATGTGCACCTGGGTGCCAGCGGCCTCCTGAATCATCTGCTTTAGGGCTGCAAACTCGATCTCAACGTGGATCGACACGTTGTTCCTGATCTGGATGGTGATGATGGATATGGGCTTACCATCCCGCTTTTCCTCGCCCTCCAGCAGCGCCGTGATTTCATCCACACGGACCCAGGCCATTTTGCCGGTCGTGCGCCGGAGTTCTACGAACCCCTTACGAAACTCGTAGTGGGCCATCAGTTTTTCCTCGTCAGCATGTCACGGAGTTGAGAGTCGTCGTTTTGGCCATCGCGGCGATCTTTCGCCTCCTTGGCGGCGGCGTAGCGCACACGTCTGGCCTTCTCAGCGGCCGTCAGTCGCCCCGGCCCCACCTTGGGCGGCGGCTCCTTGATCCACCCGGCCGCCTCCAGTGCGGCATGAAAGTGAGGGTTGTCGCGTAGGCGATCCACCACCTGCACAGGGTCATCAATCATGCGCCGCAGTTCAGCCACGCCATCGGCCCCATCGTCGCTTTCAGGCGCCAGCTTTTTCCGCTTGGCCAACCATTCTTGGGCCTTCGTAAACGCGCTCATTTTCAAGGCTATCCCATACTTCGGTCGGCCGTGATCATCGACCTCCTCGTTATCCAGCACCTTCAGCAGCGCCACCGCCGCCTTGTCCATTGCGGCGTGCAACTGCGATTCGATGTCCATCTCGACTCCAGGCTGGGGGCTCTGCTCGACAGATACGTTTCCCGCCGGGCTTAGAGACACAGAATCCACCGGGGCGGGAGGGGGCGCCGCGCTTGGCTGGCCGAACGGTGATTTCAAGATTTTCCCTCCGCACATCCAGAAAGTCGCCGTTCCTGGGTCTCACTGTCGTTCTCTCGAAAGCCGCAATCAGTTCCGGGCGCATCCGCATCGCCACTTCCCGATGCAGCAGTAGGCGATACCGACGCCCCAGCGCCCACTTGTCCACGACCGCCTGAGCGACAATTCGTCCTGTGCGCCCGCGCCGGCCATTCCAAGCCCTCCATGAGTGGGCCTCGACCAGCGCCTCGTCCTCTGGCGAAACCGAGATCATTGCTCCTGATCCCAGATACAGGTCCGGCATGTGGCCTCCGCGCGCTCAACCTTTCCTTACCTACGCCAGGATCAGTCATTGCGGTAGTCACTCGCCCTTCAGGTAGGATTCAAACGCCTTGGCGCGATCCACCACGCCCGGCGTATGCAGGTTGGCGCTGGAGCCCTGGAGGGCCGCCTGGAGCGCAATCACCCGCAACTCCACGGCCGATAGCTTCCCGCCGCCGCTCCGCAGCCCACCACTCACCGCTTCGTCTTTCACTTCACTCACCGCCATGTTGGCCTCCTCCAAATTGCTGCGTCGGCCAACCATTTGGCACGCGCCTCAGTATCGTCGTCTTGTGTACGCCCAGCTTCAGGCCGATCTGGCGCGGGGTCATACCGGCCGCCCGCAGCCGCACGATCTCATCATTCGAGACATCGGCCTTTGGCACACCGCCACGGAACTTGCCTTCTGCTTTCGCCTTGGCAATTCCCTCCATCTGGCGCTCTCGCCGCAGATCAGTCTCAAACTCCGCGAAAGAACCCAGCATGTTCAGCATCAGCCGGCCCTCAGATGTCGTCGTGTCGATAGCTTGCTGCAAGCACCGGAACGAAACACCCTTGGCCACCAGGCGGTCAATAATCCCACGCAGGTCCACCAGCGACCGCGCCAAACGATCCAGGCGCGTGACCACAAACACATCGCCCTCGCGCACCCAGTCCAACGCCCGCGCCAATTCATCGCGCTCCAGCGTCGAAGTGCCGGTCTGCTTTTCAGCAAACACCTTTTCGGCGCCAGCCTCATGCAGTTGGCCCATCTGGATGTCCAGCGACTGGCTGGATGACGAGACCCGCGCGTACCCTACAATGCTCATCTCCAGACCGGCTCCTCGTGACAGATGTAGCACCTGATCGCGGCCGGCGTGACGTAGAAGGCCGCGCTACCGCAGGGGCAAAACCAGCAGACCTTGCCAATGGCCGGCCCCTGGTTCTGGCGATTGCGGTTCTTTTCCGTGTCAGGCACCGGGGCCCATTGCTGCTGACTCGGCAGCTTCGGCCCCTTCTGCACCACGCGCGGGGTGAACTGGACGACCTTTTCAGGATCGGTCATTGCGGAGCCCCCGCAAGACCGCAGTAGCCGTCACCGTGAGTAGTGACCGTCCAGCCAAACCGCTTTGCCGCTGCCGTCGATACGATCTCCCCCTGCGGCGTCATGGCGCGACCTTTTGGCAGAGAAACACCGCGCCACGCCATGCAGGCAGACCCGATGCAAGTTGTGTCTGGCTCACTGCCGGCCAAGTGTGCCGATATGGTTTTGTTATCAGTAGCACTTACCGGAAAGGTTACGGTGCGCGATGCCGCAAACGGGCACCACCGGGTCCTGGCTTCTTCCTCGGTCATCGCGGCTCCCCCGATCCATAATACAGCACCGCGTACATCGCCACGACGGCCGCCAACCAAGCCACCATCCCAAAAAAGACCTTCATAGGACCAAGACTCCCTTCATGTGCGGGATCACCCTCACCGGCAGGCCGTAAATCGTTCCGTCGTAGCCAGCGCGGCCAAC